TGGTATCCTGATGAGAGATGGGCGCAAGAGGTTATTGAGGAATGTGCTGCTTTTCCTTTTGGTGAACACGACGATTATGTTGACTCCACCACTCAAGCTCTGTTAAGATTTAGACAGGGAAATTTTATTACGCATCCAGAGGATTATGAGGATGAGCCAAGTATGCTTCAGATGCGAGAATACTACTAGGGGGCAATATGTCAAAAAAATTTAAAATGGATAAGTACGAAACTTTAGAACAAGTGCAAGAAACAATTGAAGATATAAGAACTAATCCGAAATATGAGAACATGGAGGAAAGACAAAAAAACATGTTCTTGAAAGAACTTAATAAATTAAAAAAGGAGTTTGAAAATAAACCTGCATTAAGAGAGGGCAAGAAAACTGACTTCGGTATGCTATCAGTTAAAGCTGGAATTGATAAAAATCCAAAACCAACAAAAGCGGATAGAATTGCTGGTGCAAAGATGAATGCGAAAAGCGGTGCGCGGACCACGATGCGTGGCGTTAAGATCGCTAAAAAAGGCTACCGAAAAGCAAAGCTTAGCTAATGGCTAAAAAAATTAAAAAAGGTCAAAGTGGGTTTTCTAGTGCAGGTGTACTAGATGATTCTACTTTAGATATTATTCCAGACTTAATGGGTAATGTCAAAAGACCTAATCTCATGGGTGATCCTACAAAGCTTGGAACCGCGGACCTCGGGCCGTTGTTAGCCATGATGGCAGCTGGGGCGTATCCCGCTGTTAGCGCTATGACAGATAAAGAAGGTAAACTTCGCGATAGAGGTGTTATTGTTCCTCCTCAAGATCCTTTAACAGAAGAGGAAAAAAAGAGGCTCAGGGAAAACGTCACGTTGCCCGTGGACTTTGATGATACTACGTTGATAACACCCCCTTCAGAAAAAATTGATACTTCTTCAAAAACTATACCACCAAAAGTTGATACCAAGACGCCAGGATTAACAACACCTGAAGTAGAGGATATGTCCGTCATGACGATGGCAGATCAAAGCAAAGCCCTTGTTCCGACTAAGATGATGGAAAGTTTTGAAGATTTACCAAATCCAAAAGAATTTTATAAAAGTGATGTTGCACCGCGTTTTTCTCAAACAGAAGATTATATCAAATCAAATTATACAGGTAATGAAAAAAAATTAATTAACGATTGGGTCAATGAATTATTCAATCCACAAAAAGGTTTAACATTAGAGCTTCGTGATACGGGGATCGCGGCACAATTAGAACAATTAAATCAAGCAGATCCAAAAAGAAAAGTTACAGCAAAAGAATTATTGGAAGTAGTGCAAGCAGCCGATAACCAATTAGCTGGTTTTGGTAACTACCGAATTATGGGAGAAGATCAAGAGCTCTTTCCTCAGGTAGTCCAAAAAGCAATTAATGATATAAGCAACATGGACATTATAATACGTCCAGGGCCAATGTCTGAGTTTATGGAACGATATAAAGATTTAGTTGCTAGTAATTTGAATGCAATTAAAGATTCAAGAAATAGAGGTGATGCAGCTGATGGTCTTGCTAACATTCAAGTTTTAGAACAACAACTTTTAAATGAAGAAGGTATAGATAAAAGTTTTCTAGAGAGAAATAGAGAATACGGAATGATACAAGATTACATTCGTCAAGTTGGTCAAACACTACAAGGCACCGTGTTCACTAATGAACACATGAGTATTGGATTACCGGGAACAAGAGCAGAAGATTATTCTGTCATCACGCATAATTTTAATCCTAAATTTGGACAAGATTCAAGAACAAGTTCGCACAACACATCACACCCCACAGCGGATAATACAGTTGCATTTAGCAGAGCTAGAAAAATACAAAATTATATTAATGGTGATCAAGGTACTGTAATTATGGAGATGCAATCAGATATTCATCGTGACAAACCGATGATTGAATATCCAACATCAGCAAATGATTTTACCTCTAGTAAAAATAATTATCCTTATGCAGGCGGAGCTCAATATTGGGTTAAGCAAGTATTAAAAGATAGACTTACACAAGCTTTGATTGATGGTGATGATTTTTTAGGATGGGTTCCAGGTGAAGTTGTATCGCATTATGAAGGAGCAGATAATGCCAACTACAAAGGTTTTATTAATATTTACAATAATAAAACAAATGAATTTATAAAAAGAATTAATAAAGATATTACCAAAAGAGGTAAAGCGCTTGGATTAAGTGATGAGGAAATAGCCAAAGCAACTCTTAAAGTTAAAAATGATGGTCAGTATAAATTTGATAGAGCTGGAGATGACTATTTTGCAAGGGTAAGACAGAATGAGTTTCCTGGAATGGAAAAGTATGTGAAATCAGGTGAAAAGGAAATAAGTAGTCAATATAGATCATTTGCAGAAATTGCGAGAGGTACTCAAGAAGGCAACACCTTACAATTAGTTAACATGCCTTATATTGACTTAAAACCTCGAGAAGATTTTGATCCAGAGCTTTTAAAGAAGATTGGTTTGCCTCAATTTAAAAAGGGTGGTAAAACAAAGTCAACAAAGGCAGATCCTTTGATTGACATCGAAATATTCTTTGAAAGTGTATAAATGGCTATAGATAAAAAAATTCAACCAACTGAAAGTGAGATCGTTGTAGATCAATATGCAAGTTCTCCTATTGAAATAAATATTGCTGAAGAACCAAATAATAACGTAGAAATGTTACAAGATGGTGGTGCCATCATAGGACCTCAAACTTTGAATATGCAAGCTGGTTTTGATTCAAACCTTGCAGAATTTGTTGATGAAGATGAATTAAATAATATTAGTTCAGACTTGATCGCTGACTACATGACTGATAAAGATACTAGAAAGGATTGGGAACAGGGATACACGCAAGGATTAGACCTTCTTGGATTTAAATACGAAGAGAGATCACAGCCCTTTCAAGGAGCAAGTGGTGTTACCCACCCATTATTAGCAGAATCAGTTACACAGTTTCAAGCTCAAGCCTATAAAGAATTATTGCCATCAGGTGGTCCAGTAAAATGTGACATTGTTGGGGCAACAAATCCTCAAGTAGAAGAACAAGGAAAACGTGTTCGCGATTTCATGAATTATCAAATTACAAATGTGATGGAAGAATATGATCCTGATATGGATCAAATGTTATTTTTCTTAGCGCTTGCAGGTTCAAGTTTTAAAAAAGTTTATTATGATGCAAATTTAGGAAGAGCTGTTGCAAAGTTTATACCAGTTGAAGATTTAGTTGTGCCTTATCATTCAACTGATTTGGAAACTGCACCGCGTATTACTCATGTTTTAAAACAAAATAAAAATGAAGTTAGAAAAAGTCAGATCAATGGTTTTTATAGAGATGTAGATCTAGAGTCTATGCTTCCAAATGAAAATGCAATTCAAGAAAAATATAATGAGATAGAAGGTGTAAGCCCTGATGATGTGCAATATGACGATGAGTGTACACTTCTTGAAATTCATTGCGATTTAGACATAACAGGCTTCGAAGATATCGGTTTGAATGGTGAGCCAACTGGTATTAAATTACCATACATAATTACAATCGATGAGGGTTCAAAAAAAGTTTTATCAATCTACAGAAATTACAAGCAAGAAGACCCTCAAAAAAAGAAGATACAATATTTCGTTCACTATCGTTTCCTTCCAGGTCTTGGCTTTTATGGTTTTGGTCTTATCCACATGTTGGGGGGTTTATCAAGATCGGCTACCTCCGCGTTACGCCAACTTATTGACGCGGGAACATTATCAAATTTACCAGCAGGATTTAAAGCAAGAGGCTTACGTATTAGAGATGATGACAACCCACTTCAACCTGGAGAATTCAGAGATGTTGATGCACCGGGTGGAGATCTAAGAGCAAACTTCGTACCTCTTCCTTACAAAGAGCCAAGTCAAACTTTATTTATGTTACTTGGTTTCTGTGTTGATGCTGGAAAACGTTTTGCTGCTGTAGCAGACGCAAAAATTTCTGACTCAAATAATGCTAATCCTGTTGGCACAACAATGGCAATGATTGAGCAAGGAACAAAAGTAATGAGTGCGATACATAAAAGATTGCACTACGCACAAAAAATTGAATTTAAATTATTAGCAAGAGTATTTCAATTATATCTTCCACCAGAATATCCTTACAACGTAAGTGGTGGTCCTAGATTTATAAAGGTTCAAGATTTTGATGATAGAATAGATATTATTCCAGTTTCGGATCCAAATATTTTTTCAATGTCGCAAAGAATTCAATTGGCTCAAGCACAATTACAACTTGCACAATCAAATCCTCAAATTCATAATCCATATGAAGCATATAGAAGAATGTATCAAGCTTTAGGAGTTCAAAATATTGACGCAATATTACCTCCTCCTGCTAAACCATTACCAAAAGATCCAATTACAGAAAATGCGGAGCTCATTATGAAAAAGCAAGCACAAGCATTTCAAGATCAAGACCATGTTGCACATATGAATACGCATAGAGCTTTCATGTCGTCTGTTTTAGTAAGAACAATGCCTGATGTTTTGGTTAATATTACAGCACACGTGCTTCAACACACATCTATGTTGGCACAACAAAATGTTTTAGAGAAAAATAAAGAAAAAATTGATCAAATTGCAGAACAATTCGGTGGTCAAGTACCAGAACCAATTCAAGCTGCTATTAATAAGCTACTAAATGAGCAAATTGCACAAGTAGAAAGTGAAATAATGTCTCAAATGGTAGCGGAAGAGCAAGAATATCTTGAAGGAGGCGGTGAAGATCCACTTGTTGAGCTTAAAAAAGAGGAAATAGACATTGAAAGAGCAAGGCAACAAGCAGATGCCATGGCAAAAATGGCAAAAACAGAGATAGACATGGCAAAATTACAACAAAAAGCAGAAATTGATCAAGCTAAATTACAACAAACCGCAGAACTAGCTGCGATACGTAATAATATTCAAATGCAAAAAATAAATGCCACTCAAAAAAGGTAAATCTCAAGAAACTATTTCTAAAAACATCAAAAAGTTAAAGAAAGAGGGTAAGCCTACAAAACAAGCTATAGCTATTGCTTTATCAAAAGCTGGAAAAGACAAGAAAAAAAGAAAAAAGAAATAACTTGATAAATTGCAAATTGTTATCATAATCTTATTATGATTAATCCAACAAAACCGAATAAAGAAATTAACATCGACAAAATAGTTGATGATTTGACTACTTACGCATTTGAAAAAAATAGAAATGATAGTGAAAAACTAGTTTTAGCTTCTTTGATGCTTATGACAGCTAAAATGATTTATTTACAAACCCTTGGTGATAATGGTAATACAATATATGAAAATGATAAAAATATCATTCTCGAAGAACATAAACCAACAGTACACTAAGAGGTCGTATGAAATTTAAAAATGCTAAAATGACGGAAGTTCCTCAAAAAAATCCTTTTCCCAATGCAATTGCGGTATCTGATGCAGCAATTGTTTATTCTCCTTTTGTTTACAAAAAGAATAAGGGAAGTGGACCAAAAGGGCAGACAAGCAATGCTCAAATTAAAAAGGTAGCTTTTAAAGGCGTAAAATAGTATAATCCGCATTTTAACTAAGGAGGTAGTATGAATCTACTGAAAGATCTTTGGTCACACATTAAAGAGTGGTCAGACTGGAAAATGAAGGACTGGATAAAAGCGGCTATTGTTGCCATTGTTGTTCTCTGGGTAATTAGCTGGATGACAGGTGGAGCAGCATAGTGCTTAATCTTCTCGGCGGTTTATTAGGTGGACAAGGCGGAGCCTTAAAAACTATTTCAAAAGTTGTCGATGAACTTCATACCTCGGAAGAAGAAAAATTAGATAAAAAGATTTTAATGCAACGCATTCAACAAAAGCTTGCAGAAAAGCAATTAGATGTTAATGCAAAG